TGTTTACAATCTTTACCACGTCCGAAACCATGTGCCGGGCAACTACAATTCCAAAACCCTTCATCGTTTACAACTTTATATACATTGTCTTTACTTCCTTTGACTTTGTATTCTTTTTTCACTTTGATTTTTTCTTTCAATTCTTTTGTAAATCCATACTCAATCTTTTCCCACATCTTCTCTAACTCTGCCCAACCATACCATCTATTTACTTCAATCCATTCACTACCTTTACCGGTACATACAATCCATTTCTTTCCGGTCATTGGACTTTCAAAACAAAATGGTGGATAGTGTGATACTACTTTCATATTATAATAATTTTGGTTTCCAATCATCGGTCATAAATTTAAGTTTGTCTAACAAACTTTCTACATCTAATATATCTTCGTGCTTTATCCAATAGGGATATTTTACACAATATGCATCGTTACTCCATTTTCCAATTTTGTAATAACCATTTTCTAAAGGAACTCTATCTAACATAATGAATTGTCTCATATGGTTTCTCCATACACTAATTTGATATTCATCTTGCTTTTCTACAATATCCTCAATTCCGTTTTTGTCATCCCACTTTCTATCCTTTAGTTTTTCGTAATTCTTTATTGTTAATTTCATAACTTACTTTTTATAATTTCTAGCGTTCCACCTTTCAAATTCGTGGTGTTGTTCTATCCACTCTCTAAGAATGAATAGAACATTTTTAATAATCTTTTTCATATTACCACCAACTTGTATAATAAACTGTCTTACCTTCACTTATTGCTTCTCTAGCGTTTTCTATAAATTTTAAATCATCATCCACCTCATCACCATCGGTTTGTCCAAAAAAGAAACCAGATGTATCGGGTAAACTTCCACCCTTAATATCGCTTTCTAATTCATTCAAATCTTTTTCAGTTAATACAACACAGTCACCATTGAAACTATCGGACTTACCACCTTTACTTTCATATAGTTCTTGCATCCAGCCATGTAAGTTAGGATGTTTTCTCCAATAGTGAACTTCTTCAGGTTTCAAATTAGTTTCGGTAAAGTCTACTTCATTTTTTAATTTTGCTTTAGTAGCGAAAGCATACATATCTAATCCCATAAAATATTAATTTAAGTTTAAGTTATTTAAGTTTAATTGTGAAAGTATTTCATCACCAGCTTTCACTCTGTTAAGTTTCTCTTCAAGAACTTCGTTTGCATGTTCAATAGTTTGTTTCAACATAGAGCGTAAATCATCCACACCATGTTCTTTCGCATCTTCACATACCTGATTGATTGCTTCATTCATAATATTAACCAAATCATCATCTTCATCAATCATACAAGTTTCCAACATCTCAATCATAGATGCTGCGACTGTACTTCTCATTTGTATAGAACAATGTTCACTATGTTTCATTACACCTACTAATGTTAATGCCATCTTTGCTCTTTGGTCGTTGGTCTTTCTTATTCTTTCAACCACGTCCTTAAAATTTGAAAAATTCATATTGTTTTGTTTTAATATTAATAATTTGCTACATAGTATTTACCATAATTTGTTTTAGCTAAATACCTACCACATCTTCTATTTTTAGCATTGTCTCTTTTGACTAAAGCTTGTAAATGATGTATGAAACTACCACCATTTTGGGAACTACTATTACCTCTTATTACGATATCATAATGACTTTTCAATTGTGAGAATGATACCACATTACATAGGTAAGTGTAATCTAACAACTCTTGTGTTATATAACCCCAATCACCTTTTTGTAAACGATAACTTTTATTGTTATACTTTCGTTTCATTTCCTTTCGTTGAAACTTCGGGTCTTTTGTTTTAACAATATTCCAAATTGATTGGACAGCTTGGAGTGCATCTTTTTGCATTGTTTCTTTCTGATGTTTCACTACATCCGATAAACCCATTCCCATATTACCAATCATTCTTGCAACCATTACATTCGTATCATTCAATTGTAAGTTCTTTCGTTCCATACCTTGCTTTTTCCATATCCTTATACGATTTGGATTAGCTGAATGTAAGTAGATGTCAATGTATTGTGATTGTCTCCACGGCACATCATTTTGTCTACTTTTACTCCAACCTTTCACTACGGATTTTCTATCACTATGTCTACCACGTAGAGTAACCCATCCAAAGATTTGTTCTAATACTTTCTTCACTTCCATAACCTGTTCTTCCGATTTCATTGGAATAGTAGCTATGTAGTTTGATGTTCTATTTGCTGCCATATTATTTAATTTTTTTATCGTATTGTTTGATAATCTCAATCGTTTTAATTGTGTTTATATTATTCGTTAAACTATTCAATGAACTATTGGTTAATCCTTTAATGATTATTGTATCACCACTCACCGATAATACATTCACGTCGTAGTATGTCTTTGTCATATTATTTCACTCCGTTATTAAACTCCAATAATAGTAATTCCAATTGTTCTTCACTTACCCAACCATCACCATCAATATCAAATACATCACCTGCGTAATACATTCCATCAACACATTTGAATGCTTCTTTTGTGTATGGTTTGACATTTATGTTATGTGTGTTATCAATATAATCACTAAACCAAATACGAATAGTTCTATGTGTTAAACCATCAGTATATTCCTCACGTACTTCCGAAATACTATCTTCTAATAATCTTTCAGCATCAACTCTACAAATTGCAATCAATGAATGTAGCACTTCTTTGATAAGTTTTTCACTTCGTACACCTGCGGTATAATATCTATCATCATCCGAAAACATATGTGAATAATCGTGTCGTTTAATCATATCAAAATACTGATTCATTAAACTATCTTCGTTCATCACATCCGTTGTAAATTCATTCGGGTCATTCATAAAAGCTTTGTTTTGTTTCTCCCACATTATTTCATTTGGGTCTCTATCGTTATTGTAAATTGCCATATATTTTGTTTTTTTTAATTGTTGTGCAAATGCGACTATTTGATAATAATTCATATCTTTATATTTTAATTGTGTTTCATACCATTACATACACCATATCCACTTCTTTGTGATAATCTATATAATCTATCTGCATCTTCTTTGGGCATGATTTGTATTTCGTTACCTGTTTTGTGATTAGCAATTGCAACTCCACCAACTTTTTGAACTGAACTACAATTAACACAACTTTTGTAACCATACTTCACTACTCTCAAAAGTGGCATATCACCACCACACTTAATACATTGTGTCATTTCTAATTTTACTTTCACTCTTTTCATATTATTTACAAATTTTCTTATTAACAAATTTTTCCATAAAATTGGTGTAGGAAATCTGACATTGAATACGTCTTTGTTTTTTATGGTCTCTTTTGAATGTTGGTGTAATTAATCTATCACCCCACAATTCTTTGTAGTATGTCATTTCCGTTTTCCATTGTTCATCATAATTGTATGAATTAGATACTTTGTTTTTTATCCAATTTTTCACTTCGTTGAATTTATCCCACTCAAACAATTTATTCCATTTTTTGTGGTTAATATCTAATACAACCACATCAACTATATTGGTTTTTTTACCTACCCAAAATCCAACTACTAATGTAAAATCTTCTTCTTTATTAGCGTTACGAAATATATCACCCAACTCTATTGCGTTGTTTAAACCAATACATTTCAATTGAACAGGTTTACCTTTATAGTTTATACCTTTCACATTTTCATTAATAGCATCCCACTTAGACGTATAGTTTGAACCTTTTTGTTTGCCATACTTTTTTTCATACTGTTTCCAAGTCGTAACATTGTGTTCTTTACACCATTTAGTTTCAAACTTAAAACCATGCGATTGTCTTTCTGCCATATTACTTATTTTTACGTGCCCAATTACGGCTATGTTTTTTCTTTTTATTCACTACTACTCTTTGTCTATATCTACCATCAAAAAGACCAGCTTCTAACTGGTCTTTTCTTTTAATAGTTCTTTGTATATCCGTTTTCATTATCTATCATTATTTAATACAAACAATTTTTTCTTTGGCGTTTGTTTCACTTTAAGTTTACTTTGAGCCATCTTAGTAATCATTGGATTGATACCACCATAATCACTAAACTGACTATCCATTGGTATAATGAATTTGTTATTTGCTGTATCAATTTTGTTACGGACAAACTTAAACTTCAATCCTATGATTACAGCTTGCTCATCCAAATATCTCATATCGTATTCATCACCATCAATTACTTTATAACCCATAAATGATTTGGGTAATTGTTTACCTTCGAATACCATTGCAACTCTACCTTTGTTTTCACTTAATAATTCTAATGATTGTAACATATTATAACCACTAAACGAATAAGTCAAATCATAGTTAGGATATTTCTCTAACATACGGAAACGCTTTGCAACTTTTGTATAATCATAAAACTGAACATCATCAAACAACTGCAAGATATTCTTACCATTTAATTTGAATGTAGTTAAGTCAATATCGGATGTACCATTAATACGAACTGAAAATCTCATACCTTTACTTTCCGCATCCGCTTTTGCTTTCTCAATTTCAGTAACTAACCAACCCATAAAGAATTCACGTTGTTCAAAAAACAATTTAGTTTTGTTAATACGTGCTTTGTTAATATTATTCTTTTTAACATCAATACGATTGTGTCCCGATTCGTTCAAACACGCATTAGTACATTCTTCCGTTCTCATAGGACATACTTCATAACCACTTTGATTAGCAGGTGCAAGATACAATATATAAGTCATTTCATTATACTTTAAACCTTTCGCAATTTTAGATGATGAAGCAACACTACCTAAATAAGATAGTTTAGTTAATTTTTTCGCACTAGAAATTGTTGTGAATTTTAATTTACTCATATTATGTTTTTTTATAATGTATTAATAATTTCGACCTTACAGGTCTAAGATACGACTTTTTTTTGATATGGCAATGAATTTTGAAAAAAAAGTTTATTGACAATCAACGAGTTATGAAATTGCCCCTATAACCCCCATGCGTAAGTCATTGACCCTCAATAAAAACTTTTTCTATTGACAATCAACGAGTTATGCCTAACCCATTGTAAATCAACGAGTTAGGCATAATCACCATATCCTTCATATTAAGGATTTTTTTAATATGTTATTTTATTTTAAATAACTATCAATGAAAACCTGAAATTTAGGTTTTGCGTTATTTTTTTCACTTTATCGTTTTGTATCTTTTGTATACATTTCCAATTCAACATATTCAATTGGTGTTATACCTTCTGCTTGCTGTAAGTATTGAAAATCTGCTTTAAGTTTAGGCCAATCCTTATCCCTAATTTTTTCAGATGTAAAACGAATTAAACACTTAATTTTTGTTTTTGGTTTTTTCTTTTGTAAAACTAACTCTTCATTTTGTTTGTGAAAAGGTACAAGAATGTTGTTAATCTTTACTGCTGCGCCGGAATAATCACAAACGAATGTAGCTTTATCAGTATGTAACTCAATCAAATCATCAACAATATACCTATGTTCACCTTCATAATCCATAACATTCCATCCACCTTTTCTTTTCTTTTCGTTAATTATAGCTTGTTCTACATTTTGGTAAACAGTTTTCACTTGATTTTCTGTCAATCCCAACTTAATCATACGAATTGTGTTTCTAGAACATCTCCAAGTGTTTCCCAGTTCATGGAATCTCAAACACTCTTTTTCAGCATCTTCTTTTGAATAAGGTTTTGCTGCATACTTTTCGGAATTAAGTTCATTACCCAATGCAAATAATTCTGCATCGGTAAAGTTTGAATGAACATCTGGTCCTAAAACAATGATAGGTAATTCTATTTCTCTATATGCACCACCCAAACTATAATATGATGTTATAGTATGATTACCGCTTATCAACAACATTTCATAATATTCACCTTCAAACTCTACATCTTGTAAATATACAGGAGGTTTTGCATCTTCAGTGCTACCCATTGATACTCTAATCTTTGATTTAATTTTCTCAAGATTATCTCTATCTATGGTTTCGTATCTAACCTGTACTTTCGGTAATGATTGTAAATAACTAATTTTGTATTTATCGGTAGACAAATAATCAAAACTTATCATTTGAAATTCATTTTCTTTATCACGTCTATCATCACGCAACCAATCAATTTCATTTCTTAATGTTTCAATCTTATCGAAATCAATTTGCTTTACACCAGGATAACCATTATGTTTATTGTAGTATTCTTTATTTGTAGCTGCATTTACCGCAACAAGCATTTCATGCTCCAATTGTTTCATTTCACTTACAGAACCCCATGCGTGTATGATGAATTTAAGTTCAGAATTTGGGTCCATCAATACTTTCTGAAACTCTTTATGCGTTCCAGAACTCCAATAAGCTTTTTCGGCTGCTTTGTGCATACCAATGTATCTCATTAGATTTTTTAAATTAATAACTTCATATACTACCGATGTATATCCATCTTCACAAACAAGCAAACCTTCTATTTCTTTAATTTGTTTAGGTCTTGCTGCGGAATGTTTTAATAATTCTAAAAATTTCATATTATCTAATTTACGATTTTTATTTCACTTTGCCAAATTTATTCGTAACTTTCTCTATCAATGTTAATTACATACGGAAAACGAGGTATACCATCCGGCGTCAAATTAAAGTATTTGATTGTTGCCTGCTT